GTGCGTGCCAGCATCCGTATAGGCTCGCTGGCCCGCAAGAAGAACCTCACGTTTGTGCAAGCGGCGGAAGAACTGGCGAAAGACAATTCCTATTTTGCAACCTATGCAGATCTTGTCCGGGTGGGCGTACGCGGCAAGGGGCAGGCCACACAGTCCGTCCGCTCCGGAATGCAGGAAGCGTTGCCGGAAGATGCGACGGCGCTTGATCGTGTCGCTACCGGTTTGAGGTGGGCAAAGTCGATGGATATTTTCCTCCCGACAGGCAACAATCGTGCACCGCTGAGAGTGTCTCTAGCCCCGTGGTCTTCCAACTTTGCCCTGTTCCGTATGGTGCGGTCGGTCAACATGCAGGCTGAGGATGTCATCCGAATCGGCACCGGCATAGATATTATGAAGATGGGTGGCTCTTTGGAGGATGCTCTGGACACGATTGCTAGAACCCAGTTTGACTACTCCGAATTGACCGCTTCGGAACGCAAAATTAATCAGCGTTTGATCCCGTTCTATACGTGGCTACGGAAGAACGTCCCTTACCAGTTGGAGCGATTGGGTCGTAACCCGTCGAAGTTCAACAGAATTCTCACAACGAAACGCAACTTGGAGATGGGCACTGAGGAAGAGGGAACGGTGCCGGATTATTTCTTGGAGCCGTTCGGGATTCGCCTCCCGTTCAGTTGGGGTGGGGCCCGCGTGTACTCCATCCCAGACATGCCGTTTCAAGATTTGTTCAGGCTGGACCCAACACAGTACAGGGAAGACGAACCTTGGTCTTATGGGATTACCCAGTTTATGGATCAGATGGCTTGGCAGATGACTCCGCTAATCAAAACCCCAATCGAAGCGATTGCTCCCCGGGCAAGGTTTCAGGTAGGGGACTATGGGGGAGTGCCGTTCTCTGGGGAGTTTGAGGAAACACCAGCGATTATCACAAAGCCGTTTGGCTTTTTGATGCCGTTGCTGGAACGTATCGGCTGGGCACGCAAGAAGCATGGCAAATGGGAGATGAGAGATCATCACGTCCAGTTCACGATGAACATGCTGCCAACATTGGCGAAGATGCGAAGGTTGTTTCCTTCAGAGGAAAAGTTTGAAAAGAATTTGGCTGCAGCATGGATTTCCAGTTTGGGCGGCATCAGTGCCCGTCCCAACACTGAGGAAGTGCAGTCTGCTTGGAGGAGTTGGGAAAGATACCGTGGGACTCTGCGCAGGCGCCGTGAGGGTCTACCTCCCATCCGCTCCGGGGGGAGCGGTGGTCTGGGCGGCGGTGGTCTAGGCGGAGGTGGTCTAGGCGGAGGCGGTTTAGGCTAGGATTATCCTAGGATAATTGGGACACTGGGGGCTTTACAGTGATGCTTTACCTATCCAGATCACAGTGGGGGGCGCAGCCGCCGAAAGGCGGTGCGTTCAAACCGTTGAACCGGTGGCGTGTAACCGGTGTTGTCGTGCACCATTCCGGGGTTGAACAGCCACCGCGTGGCGCTGAGGCGGTACGCGCCTATGAACGGCACCATTTGGCGAAGGGGTGGGATGGCATCGCATACAATTGGCTTGTGGATGAAACGGGGACGATCTTTGAAGGACGAGGATGGGGCGCGCGTGGAGCGGCCACAAAAAGATGGAACAGCAGATCAGTGTCGGTGTGTTACACGGGGTACGGCTTTAACCAGCCTAATGCGACTGTTCTTAAGTCGTTCAAGACTGTAGTCGGGGAGGCGGAGGCCCGTTTCAAGAAGCCTCTGTGGGTTACCACGCATCGTCGTAAGAGCCAGACGACGTGTCCCGGTGACTGGTTGGGGGATTGGGTTGAGAGGGGCATGGAGGACCCTGTGAACCCGTCTGATGTGGACTGGGCTGCTATCATCCGGTACATCAAGGATTTGCATGCACAGGTGGGTCGAAGGCCTCTCAGGCGGGGGGTACGCGGCTTTGAGGTTCGGGTGGTTCAAGCCCATTTGAATCATCGGGGGTTTGATGTCGGGGTGGTGGATGGCATTTTTGGCCGTCGCACTAGGGGGGCCGTCAGGAAGTTTCAGGAGTCGCAAGGGTTTCTGAAGGTGAACGGGGTGGTGGACGGTGACACGTTCGGTGCCTTGTTCTTACAGTGAGGAAGGGTTATGCCAAAGGGCAGAGGTTATACGACATTTGAGGACACGTTCGGATCGCAGAACGATCAACCATACGATTCGTCTTCGTCTTTCAACATGTGGGACATGTCGCAGAAGGCCAAGAAGGCTGCTGCGTATTTGCGTAGCACTAAGTTGGGCAACGCCGCTTTTGGCGGTCGCCCGTTTGGAAAGTAGGCGTCATGCATCAGGATGGTAAGAAGCCACGGCTTGTGAGCGCTGGTCGGGTGTTGGTTACCACGGCGAAGCGTGGGAGCACGTTCCGGCCTCCGGCTGGACCGTCGAAGGCTGGGGCTCGTCAAGCCCTGTTCGACTGATGGTGGGGAAGAAGAAGCCGCGTCGTCCAAGGTATTGATGTGCCGCTCAAGAAGGGGAGGAGCCGGGACGTTATTTCCAAGAACATTGGTACATTGATTAGTGAGGGGTATAAGCGGGATCAGGCCGCTGCCATTGCCCACGACTATTCCAGACGGTCCAACAAAAGGAAGAAGAAATGAATACCATAGCCGAAGCGCGCACCATTTTGGAGGCACGCATTCACCGTCTTCGCGAGGAACGCAGGGAGAAGTTTCGTACGATTCGCCGTGAAGGCTATGAGCAGCGGGAAGCACGTCGACGGGCTGCCGCAACCACCTGACGCTCACAATTATTTTAAACGGTCTAACAAGGAGAAGAAGAAGTGAACAACATGTTGGAGAGGGCTGCGTGGACATTTGTCCAAGCATTTTTGGCAGTGTTGGTAATATCTGATTTGGCTTCGGCTAAGACGGCGTTGGTGGCTGGTGTCGCTGCCGCCTTGTCGGTTGTCAAGACGTACGCTCAGGATCGTGTCACGGGATAGTAATGGACTGTCTCCACAAGTGGAAGATACCTGAACGAATCAACGGTCCCGATTTCTACCCTCCTGAGTGGGAATGGCAGTATTGTACCGGTTGTGGAGAGCATCGCAGGTTAACGGCGGAAGGCCCGAACCGATGATGGATAACGCCGATCTTGACGCCAAGTGGGAGCAGTTCATCAACGATGAGGGCAGCGCGGTAGAGAAGGAAATCTACCAGTCGTTGCAGGACACTGCGCACGTGTTCGACGTTGCAGATGGGACCCATGCCAAGTGGGCGAATGACGGGATCTTGGGTTTGCTCCTCGTGTTCAGTGAGGAGGAGGCTGACATCCTGTTGGCTGCCTTTCACGCCGGAGTGGAGGGAATCGAAGACGCCACCTACGCGTGGGGTGTTTGGGTCACTTCTTTGATGGGGATGATACGTCAATGCATGCAGGGGGCAGCGGAGAACAATTAGTCTGTCAACCATTTGCGGACACTGGGTTTGTCTACCAGTTCGGCGATGAGGTGTCGACGGATTTTGTCTCTTCTGCGGGCGAGTGTCGTCTTGGGGATTCCTAGTATGGCCCCCGTTTTTCGCAGCGACAAGCCTGCTATGAATAGTTGTTCTACTATGTATCTGTCTTCGGGTGGTAGGGCGTCTATGGTTTCGCCGAGTACGTCTTTCAACGCTGCGGTTCTGGTGAGGGGGACGGGGTGGTGGTTGGAAGAACCCGGCGATTCTTGCATCAACATTTCGAGTTCGTCTAGGGGGCGGTGGGCTCCCAACGATCTGGCTCTGTTGAACCCGTCTGGCTGCAGCGGGTTGTACGGGTATTCTCTACGTTTAGACATTCTGCTTCCAAGCGGTCCCTAGTTTCCGGGGTTGCTTGGTTGCAGTAGTTGACGGGAATCAACCCTTCCAGTCTATCACCGACTTGAGGTGTTCTTCGGCTATGATCCGAGTTCCTTCAGGATCGTACCCGGAAGGTTCACCTATCTTCCATGCCCGGTCGTGGTTGATCCACCCAAGCATTTCAACAGCCCGGAACTCTGGGGCGACAGGGCGCACCACGAACAGGACCAGTTTGTTCCCTAGTTGCCGCTTGCGCACAGCAGCGTTGGTGCTGGTGCGTACTCTGCGTACCTCAATGTTGGTGCCCACGTCAGGCAGGTGCCTGTAGTTGGCGTGGTCGCTCTTGTGCCAGACGTGACCTGACCAGTACTGGTTGGTGACCTTGGCTACAGCAAGTTCTCCGATGCATGCTGCGACCTGTGCAGTACGGTCGTCCTCCATTCGCTTCTTGTCGTAGTGTGGTGCATCACGCTTGCCCCAGTTTTCCACGAACCGACGCGCCCCCACGTGGGAGGCCCACTCGTACTCCCACGGTTCCAGTTCAATCAGTATCAAAGTGGTCAACCTTTACTGCGCTGATGCGCACGATTTGCCCATCGTCTACCCACGCCACCCCGTTGAGAGCATCACACGTCAACTTGAGATAGTTGTCAAGGTCGCCTCTCAAACTCTTGGCACTGTGAGGGGATTCGCATACAGTCAGGATGGTGACCTCAGGCGTGTACGCAACATGGAGTTCGACTGGCCCCTCAAATATGGGTCCCTTGGCTTGTCGCCACGCGGCCGCTATTTCTTTCTCCTCGTCAAGTGTCCCTTTCGGG